TTAGAGAAAAAAGGAAGATGGCACTTCATAATTACAACAGGATATAATGCTTCTGCAGGGAGTAGAGCAGACGGAACAGCTAACTTTGGTCAGAATCCTACATTTAGTGGAAGTATAACAGCTGTAGCTAATACTGATGGATCAGGTTCATTATTTAAGTATACTCCACCAACTGGTTATAAAGCACTAATGCAGGATAATTTACCTTTAGCATCATCACCAAATAATGAATTCGTAGATATAGCTTGGATCAAAAATCAAGATGCTGGTGATTATCAACAAATATATGACTCAAGTAGAGGACCACTTAAAAAGATTGGAATGTTCTCTAGTGATATTGCACAACAAGCAACAACGGATGATGGCTTACAAAAGTTTTTACCTAAGGGTTTTGAAATAGAAGATAATGATGCTATAAACACTGTAGGTGAAAAATATGTTGCATGGACATGGCATGTTAACGCAGGAACAACTTCTGCTAATTCAGATGGATCCGGAGCAAGCATAGCTTCAACTATTCAAGCAAATCAAGATGCAGGAATAAGTATTGTTACATATGATGGATCTGGTTCATCAGGAACTATTGCTCATGGTTTATCACAAGCACCGGATGTAATGTTTATCAAAAATATTACTTCAACTGGTAGTACTGGAGCTAATATAGATTGGGTATGTTATCATCATAAACTACCTACACCTGAAACTGGTTATATAGTTCCTTCTAGAAATTATGCTAAAAATCAATTTGGAACTGAAGATTATTTTGGTAATACTAATCCAACAAATAAAGTTTTTCATGTTGCTGCTGATGTTCATACAAACGCTGGTGGCGGTGCACAATATCTAGCATACTGCTGGCATGAAGTTGATGGATATTCAATGATGGGAGAATATGAAGGAAATGGAAATGTAAATGGTCCATTTATTTATACCGGATTTTTACCACAATACTTATGGATTAAAAATATTGATAATTCAACAGATTGGTATGTTTATAACTTTGCAAGTGATTTTAGTTCAAAAAACGAATATGATAAACATTTCTTTTGGAGTAATAGCACACAAACACAACAAACAGGATCGGAAGAAGTTGATTTATTAAGTAATGGATTCAAATTAAGATCAGATCATAGTTCAGGTAATACCGATGGTGGTACCATAATCTTTATGGCTTTTGCAGAAACACCATTTAAGTACACTAATGCTATATGACCACTAAGGAAAGCTAAATATAGGCAAAACCTTAGGAGTATTCAATGGCAAATCCAGCTAGTAGACAGCAACTAAAAGAATATTGTCTTCGTCGCTTAGGTGAGCCAGTTGTTGATGTAAATGTAGATGATGAGCAACTTGAAGA